CTGATGCATACAGAAGAAAAACTCTTCAATGATACTGAATCAATAATACAATTTTGTGAAAATAATCAAATCAGATATGTTGCAAAACCATTGGATAATTCTGGTGATGATTGGAAGTATTCTGATAAACAATTTTCTAAATTAAAAACATTTTGGATTAAAACCATTCCAGAATCCAAGAAAAGTGAATATTTAAATTTAATGGATCAAGTGGGAACATCTGAGTCTGTTTCAAGTATCAATGAAGGAAGACCATGTTGTGGTGGTAGAAAACTTAGCATTAATGGTGATTTGAAATCGTGCGTGTCTTTTGTACCAAAGCAAGGGTTTGCTGATTGGTATTGCAGTGTAAATTGGTTCTTTTTGTTTGTTCGGCAGCAAGATAAAAAAGTTTTTACAAATAAAGATTGTCAGATGAGTACAACTGGAAAAGTTGAGCCATTGGGTGATCTTGAAAATTGCAAAAGAATCATTGATACTTTAAAATATCAACTTGAGAATAATACAATGCCAATAATTCAATGCAAGAAAAAAATTTGTTTGTGTGGATTCTGTTCACCAAAAGCAGAAAATAAAGAATCTTTTCTTAAATTAATAAAAAGAAATGTAATTAATGATGTATTTTTAAAGGAAAACTAATCATGGCTAAACCATTTGATGTATCAAAATTTCGTAAAAGTATTACAAAAAGTATTGATGGTATCTCCATTGGATTTAAAGATCCAACAGACTGGATATCAACAAACAACTACGCTCTTAACTATCTTATTAGTGGCGATTTTCAAAGAGGTGTTCCTCTCGGTAAAGTTACTGTATTCGCTGGAGAATCTGGTGCGGGTAAATCCTTTATCTGCTCAGGAAATCTCGTTAAGAATGCACAAGAGCAAGGTATATATGTTATCCTCATTGATACTGAGAACGCACTTGATGAAGCGTGGTTACACGCACTGGGAGTCAATACAAATGATGACAAGTTACTTAAACTCAATATGGCAATGATTGATGATGTAGCCAAAGTAATTAACGATTTCGTAAAAGACTACAAAGCATTATCAGAAGATGATAGACCAAAAGTATTATTTGTTATTGATTCCCTTGGAATGTTACTAACACCAACTGATGTTAATCAGTTTGAAGCAGGTGATTTGAAAGGGGATATGGGTCGTAAACCTAAAGCACTTGCAGCATTAGTTCGTAATTGCGTGAACATGTTTGGTGATTTAAATATTGGTTTGGTTGCCACTAATCACACATATGCAAGTCAAGATATGTTTGATCCTGATGATAAGATCAGTGGTGGACAAGGATTCATCTATGCAAGTTCCATTGTTGTGGCAATGAAAAAATTAAAACTTAAAGAAGATGATGATGGTAATAAGATTAGTGATGTACGTGGTATTCGTGCAGCCTGTAAGATTATGAAAACACGCTACGCAAAACCATTTGAATCTGTTCAGGTTAAAATTCCATATGAAACAGGAATGAATCCATATAGTGGATTGGTTGACCTTTTTGAAGGAAAAAATTTATTACAGAAGGATGGTAACAGCCTTAAATATACCCTATCAGACGGTACTGTTATTAAGCAGTTTCGTAAAGCGTGGGAACGCAATGAGAATGAATCACTTGATCGTGTGATGGCAGATTTTTCAGCAAATCCCCACAAGCATACACCTGATGAATCTAATGGAGAAACCGAAGAATGAGCATTGATGTTGAAATCTTAATTGAAACTTATACTATTTTAAAAGAGTATGTTCCTACTAAAGAAAGACAGGCGGCTGCTGATAATTTGATGAGTGTATTAGTTGATTCACTCAGCGAAAAAGAACTTCGTGAATTTGGCGGCACTGATGGATATACCAAACGCAGTCTAGAAGAATATCTAGATGAAGAAGATGAATACGACGAAGATAATTATTAATAATTATGTGGTATAACAAAATAGTTAATGATCTGTCAAGTCTTGCTGATTTTATAGAGTATTACGAAAACGAACTCATTGAAGCAAAAGCTGATACACGTATTCGTGGTAAATTAGAAAAATCAGCATCTGATTTGCCAGGAGAAACCGAGCATAGGTTCAATCAACTACAAGAGATTGAAGCAGTGCTTGAGTATCTTAACATTCAACTACGAAAAATTCGCCAAAAACATTTTAAGAAATTTTTAGAATCTTATGCACGTGCTCTAACTAGCAGAGATGCTGAAAAATATACTGATGGTGAAGATGAAGTCATTGATATGGAAACTCTTATCAATGAAGTTGCTTTACTTAGAAATAAATGGTTGGGTGTAATGAAAGGTCTAGAAAGTAAAAACTTTATGCTAGGACACATAGTTCGTTTAAGAACTGCTGGTATGGAAGACGTTGTTATTTGATGGACTACAAAGAATACGCAGATCAATTAATTGAAGATTACAACTTGTGTTGTAAGGCTCGTCCTAAAAACAATGCAGTGGATATACAATTATTAAAAGATTCTGTGGGTAAGTGGGCTAGTCATCTTGCTACTCAACGTAGTTGGGGAACAGACAATGAAATAGCAGAAGCTTGTCATCAACTTGCACCTAGATTACAAGAATTAAAAGAACAAGTTATAATTGAGGTATTAACTAATGGTACAGTTTAAAAATGCACAGGAAAGCCACGATCATAGTAAAGAAGTATTAGAAGTTCTTTATGGTTATGATAGTTTCTTGGATAGCTTAGAGTTCATTGCTGATTTTGGCTGTGGGTATGGACTTGATACAGAGTGGTGGGCAAAACTTACTACAAGAGATGATCCACCAGAACCAAGAAACTATACTGTCTATGCAATAGATCGTGATAGTAGTAGAGTAAACAAACAAATTACCAAATTACCAAATGTGCATTTTTTTGAATCTGATTTTGATGGCGATGATCCAATAGTTCCAAGAAAAATAGATTTTTTATGGTGTCATGATGCGTTTCAATATGTTACTAACCCATTAAGAACTTTAAAAAAATGGAATGAAATAATGAATGTAAATGGAATGTTACTTATGGTATTCCCTCAACAAATTCATTATGCATACAATAGATTGCAGACACACAGTTATAATTACACATATTACAACCACAATATTGTTAGTTTGATGTACATGCTAGCAGTAAATGGGTTTGATTGTAGAGACGCATATTTTAAAAAAGAAGAAAATGATCCATGGTTATATGCAGCAGTGTACAAATCAGATATTGAACCAATGAATCCAAAATCTACTAGTTGGTATGATTTAGCCGAAAAAAATTTATTAAATGATAGTGTTGTTGATTGTCTAAACAGATATGGCTATGTTAAACAAGATGAACTTGTTGTTAACTGGTTGGATAAAGATTTCAGTTTTCCTAAAGAATGAAAATAGTACTAGTAACAGGTGGATTTGATCCTATACATTCGGGTCATATAGCATTACTTAATAATGCTGAACATATGGGTGATTGGTTAATAGTGGGACTCAATTCTGATGAATGGTTAACAAGAAAAAAAGGAAGACCATTTATGCCATGGCGTGAACGAATGGTTGTGTTAGATAATTTACACATGGTAGATCGTGTAATTGAATTTGATGATAGCGATGACAGTGCGTGTGATGCAATTAGAAAAGTCAAAGAACTATTTCCACATGATGAAATTATCTTTGCAAACGGTGGTGACCGAACAGCCAAAAACATTCCAGAAATGGTAGAACCAGATGTAGAATTTGTTTTTGGTGTTGGTGGCAACAAGACTGCTAGTAGCAGTGATTTTTTACAGCGTTGGTTAGATACCAGCAGTAAGACAGCGCAGATATAAATCCGCTTGACGTTGGCGGTATTCTATAATAGCAAAAATTATTTTACGCATTATAGTCCTTGAAATCTGCTGTTATGATAAGTCCACTGCTGCATCCAATGTTCTACGTCAGCGGCTGTTTTTGGGTCTTTGCTACTAATAAATTCTTCTATGTCGCTTTGGTACTGCTTTGGGAACATTTCTCGTAGACGTTCCACTAGACTTTGAAAGTCCATTGTTTTCTCCTTATGGGTGATATTGATATTTATACTGCAATGCAACATATTAACACAATATTTTATTCAAGATAACTAATTATATGCAAAGACCTACTTTAGAAATTACAACCATGATTGGTTGCCCCCTGATGTGCAATTTTTGCCCACAAGATAACTTACGTGATGCTTACGACAAAGATGACCCAAAATATATGTCATTGGATACCTTTAAAACGGTAGTTGACAAATTGCCAAAAAACTGTAGAATTGATTTTTCTGGTATGGCAGAGCCTTGGGTAAATCCAGGTTGTACTGCTATGGTAGAGTATGCACTTACTTCTGGTAGAAATATTGCAGTTTATACAACGTTATATAATTGGACAGAAGATACAGCACGTGATGTGCTAGCAATGTTTAATAAGCATCGTGCTCAAATAGAAGTTTTTAGCATACACTTTCCAGATGAATATGGTAATATGAAGGGGTGGAAATATAGTAAAGAGTGGGAAAATGTTTTTCGTTTGATGAGCATAGGAGTTCAACAAATGGGAATCAAGTTGGAAGCTATGACCATGAGTGATCATGGAAAAATTCATCAGGACTTGCAACATTTAGGAATTCAGTTATATAATTGGTTCGGACATGATCGTGCTGGTAGTTTAAACAAAGAACAAGTTAAAGAACAACCGATTAATTTTGTTACTAAGCATGAGAAACCAGTTGCATGTTCAAAGACAATAAATTATGATCAGCATGTATTATTGCCAAATGGTGATATTGTGCTATGCTGTATGGATTATGATACAAAACATATTTTAGGTAACATGGTTACACAAACTTATGAAGATATGTTTACAGGTGAGGGGATGGTAAACTTAATTAGAGAAAATACAAAAACATGTTACTCTGATAAAAGTTTATGTAAGAGTTGTACCGATGCATTGATAGTTGACAGAATCTAAAAATTAAAATATAATTATGAATGTGTAGGGCCGGAAGCTTAAGTGGTATAAGCGTCCGACTCATAATCGGGTGACAGTGAGTTCAAGTCTCACCCGGCCCACCAAAGGATAAAAAATTATGATGACAATTTATGTTGCAATGGCTGAGTTAGAAGATGGCAATCGTGCTATAGAACGTGCCTATATGAATAAAGAAACTGCTGAACAAGCATCTAAAGATATGGTAAAAGAACTTGAAGAGAAGATGCAATGGCAAAATATGACACCCATTGTAGAAGAAATAGAATTAGTATTTGATAATTGATTTAAATGCGGCTGTGGTGGAATGGTATACACAATGGACTTAAAATCCATCGGCGCAAGCCATGCGGGTTCGACTCTCGCCAGCCGCACCATTAAACATGTATGACGTTGATTATTGTTTAGCGTGTAATATTACCGTTAAATAGATGGGGATTTAAATCAATGAATGAATTTTTAACTAGAAATGGTTTTGGTATTTGGGATTTTATGATTTATAACGAATGCCTTTGTGTAATAGCTAAAATAAATGAGGAGATGTATGACTGAGTTGTATCGTGGTTTGCTGTTAGTTTTGACTAATAAATTTAATGAATTGATTCTTTCATTTAGAACTCATATTCAATCTTTTAATTCAGAAACACAAGACATTGACAATTATTTTGATGTTGGTGTTCTTGGATTTTGGAATTTAATGCTAGAAATTGCACTTACATTATTTGCTCTTTCTTGTTTAGTAGTTGGCGTTTCAATGGTGGCGTTTTTGGCTATAGTATTCTATCCCCTACATGCTATTATTAGTTATTCATCATTGCTATTAAAAAATACTAGGAATCCTCAAAACGATCAATTACTAGTTAAAGATAAAATTTCACCAGTGATGGATGAACAACCAGTTATTATCAAAAAAGATGGCAAAGAAAAAGAGTAACGTAGCCAAAGGTAAAGATAGTTACGATCAAGAAATAGGCGGCGAATTAGTCGCCTTTTTTAATAAAAATATCACTCCCTATGCCACTGAAGTAGGTGGTCCTTCGTTTGATTTAATTCCTGTAGAAAAACAAAAAGATATTATGATTAATGTTGCTCGTATGCATGCCGAGCAAGAATATAATCGTATAATGGATTTAGTAAAAGTTTTGTCAAAACAAGCAGAAGATATAAAGCGTAGATTGTATATTACAGATGCAGTGCATGCAGCAGAATATCAATTTCAAGTTTATCATGGACAAACTTATTGGTTATGTTTTGATAAAAAAATAAATCGTACAAGATTGTGTCACCAAGGACCTGATGATTGGACTACTGGCGCACCTGATAGTTATGAATATATAGCGCAGGTAAAATGGTTAGGTGATTATACGTGGCAAGAAGTTACCACACAAAATTCTGGCGATAATAATCAACAATCTTTTTAAGTTCTTCATCAAAGTTTGCGCATGGGTTCCAACCTAAATCACGAAGTTTGGAATCATCAATACTGTATCTCACATCTTGACCAGGCCGTGTGATACTCAAATCTAAATCTCCACCACCAAAGAATTCACATATTTTATTTGCGATTATAATATTTTGTTCTTCATAATTGCCTGAAATATTATAAATTTCATTTTGTACACCTGATTCAATGATAGTAAGAATTGCACTTGCGGTATCACTAACATGCAACCATGTGCGGCGTGGTTTTCCTTGATCATGTAGTGGTATTGGTCTACCTAATTGTAAACTTTTAATGCTTTTGGGAATAAATTTTTCTGTATATTGCCCAATTCCATAATTGTTTGTTGGACGAACAATAACATATGGGACTTTAAAAGTTCTTGCCCAAGCAAGTACTAACTGATCTGCTGCTGCTTTTGTTGCGGAATATGGATTGCTTGGTTTAAGTAAATCTGTTTCAACATGTGCACCATTAATAATATCTCCATAAACTTCATCTGTGCTGAAGTGAAGTAAAGTTGGCATCTTAAAACGATGACGCTCTTTAATTAAGTTAAGCAGGTGATGCACACCATTTACATTACTACGTAAAAATACATCGGAACTAACAATACTATTATCAACATGTGTTTCGGCTGCGGTATTAATGATATAATCGCAGTCGTATAACATATCTAAATCGTTGATATCTGACTCAATAAATTTAAATTGCGAATCCTGCAATAGGTCTGGCAACCATTGAGTGTTCGCAGCATAAGTCATTTTATCTACACCAATAACATAATGACCTTTGCGTAGTAACGCAGTGGTTACATGATACCCAATAAAACCTAAACAACCTGTGACATAAACTACTTTTGTACTCATATTTTTCTTGTTAAGTTAAGATATTCTGGTGTATTGCTGTTAATAAATCTGTCCCATATGTTTTCTAGTTCAGAAATACTGCCTGGTTTAAAACAACCAATGTTTGGCAATGCTTTTAAAACGACTTCATCATCGTGTGCCCAATGACTAATTCCATCATGACTGTAATCTTTATCTCTGCCACTACCAATTAATTTAACTGGAATATTTTCATGGCTGACATAATTCCGAAGCATTTCAAATGGACGGTATAGTACAAAACTACTCATTGAATAACAAACTGGTTTTAAACCTTCATTAGCCATACCAATTGCAACACCAATCATCAATTGTTCGGCTGCTCCTACATTGTAAAATCTATCTGGAAATGCATTTCGTATTTGATCAAGAATACCAAAACCCAAATCCGCAGTAATGACACGTATGGATTCATCTTCTACCATACTGTTTAACAACATCATTGCACATTCTTTTCTCATCCTGTAATCTCCGCATAATCTTCTGGTTTAAGAACATAATAGTGTGTTAGTAACTCTTTTGCAAAAGACCATTTTGGTGGATCACTGAATCGCAAATTAATACGTGGCAAAAATGCTCTTAGTCTGTGTGATAATTGATGAGTATCAATCATATCATATGCACCCATACCATTGATATTAACATAAACATGTAGATTTTTAATATTATTATCTTGTATAAATCTCAGAGATTCCCATATAGAACCTTCAGCACATTCACCATCACTGATCATACAGTAAACATTTTTATTTGGTTTTGCTAGAGCATGTCCTACAGCAATAGGCAATCCAGAACCCAAGCTACCTGTGCTGCAATATAACTGATTCTCTAAATCTCTATTAGGATGAATACCATGTTTGTGTATCATTTCAACTGGATCAACGTTATAATATTTTTCAAGTACTACGTATAGCGCAAGTCCAGCATGTCCATTGCTGAGAATAAACACTTCATCATCTTTTCGTTCTCTATATATTTCTTCAATAATTGGCAAGGCACTTAGAGTTGAACTAAGATGACTTAATCGTTCTTGATATGTGATATCTACTAGTCTGCGTTCAGTTGGAGTCATATTATTTCCAAGCAAATAGTTGATCGTTGATGACTTGTTCGGTTGAATATCCCATGTTACGCATGATTGATTCAATGCGATCACGATTAGCGCCTAAGTTACCCGGCCATGGTTGCTGCTTAACATCTGTTTGATGCACTTCAATAAACCAAAACTTAACAATATCTTTGACTGGATCAAGTAATGTTTCAGTTAATACATCACTTTCAGATCCTTCTATATCACATTTAGCAAAATCTACATGTGATAAATTTCGTTCTTTGAAAAATGTTTCCATAGTAATGCCACGAACTGTTGTCGGTACCCCATGCCTATCAAGTAAACTATTTACAGTTGGGTTTTCATTCATAAAGAATATAACAGGGTCATCACTAAAACTAATTGCTGCTTCTAATCGTTCAATATTTGGAATATCTTTAGTTAACTTAGTTAACATTTTAAATGTTTGTGGTGCTGGCTCAACAGAGTATAACTTTTCAGCAGAATCATGAGCATATAAGCTAAACAAACCAATATTGGCACCAAAATCCACAATAGTCATATTAGAACGACCAGCAAAAATTGGTGCATACATTTTATCTTCATTAATTTGATTTAAAATAATATCACAACAATTTTCTCCATACTCAAACCATGTAGCTACTTCAGGATCGTCACTACGTATCCAATGCTCATTACCTTGACTTGTTTTAATTAATCTTTCAATCATAATTTGCCTTTAATAAAAAATCTCTGATGCCTGTTTCTAAATCGTATTCACACTCAAACCCAAGTTTAAATGATTTTGCAATATCACAAACCCATGCATCGTGTTCAAATGCTTTTTTTAATTCTGCTATTTTAGCAACTGGTGCTGTGTCATTTCCAGTAATCTTGACCCACAAATCATGTAACTCAAAATTACTTGTTTGAATTCCACTGCCGAAGTTTACAATTTCACCGTGTTCTAAATCCCATTCTTGTAATACCATATCAATGCCACGAACAAAATCATTAATATAAATGAAATCGTGATACCCTTGATATAGAGTCATTGGTTCATTTTTAGTAAATGCTTTATATAAACGAGGAAACAACCTATGCTCACGTTCATGTGGTCCGTATACACTGTATGGACGAACAATCCAAATTGGTAGATTGAAAAATCTCGCCCAACCTTGACACATTAATGTTGCCGCACCTTTTGTGCCTTGATAAAAATCTACTGGTTTTAATAGAGTTTCTTCATCACTGGCAAATCCAGTTGGTCCGTATTCGCTACTTGAACCAATTTGTATTAGTTGACAGTATTGTTCACATTCACGAACATATTCTAAAATTGTTTGTACCATCAGAATATTTGGTTCAAACATTTTTTCTGGATCATAAATTTCTGCAGCCGAATTAATAATTGCATCAGGTGCAAACTTGTGTAAGCATTCGTGAAGAAATTCTTCTCTACGATATGCATATACTTCATGACCACGTTTAGTATAATATTCTACGAGGTTTTTACCAACAAAACCAGTTGAGCCAGTTATAAAAATTTTCATTTTATTAAATGTTTAGTATGGAATGATGCACGTTCTAATCGTGCTGGTTTGTATGTTCCAGGCCAATGAACAATCCAATCACCAGATTCCCATTGACCACTTGTACCTAGTACATCAGTGCGAATATCACAGTAGTCATAGATATGCTGTTCATAACTATTCATGTAACGTTGTGGTACAATTTTGACAACATCTGAATATTGATCAATTGTGTCAATGATAACTTGCTGTTCTGCCCATTCTGCATCTTTATATTCTGTTTCCTTACCAATAATCATTTGCAAATAAGCACGACCTTGCTCTGAATTTCGTGCAAGAAAGTTGCCAGCATTGATATTGAGGCGATCCACTGGCACAATGAAATGATAATCATTATCAATCTTGTCCTCAATTGGAATTGTCAAATTGGTAATCATTGCATCACATTCTGAAAAGAGTAGCCACTCAATTTCTGGATGTTGTTTAAATAAATCTAATGTAAAATGTATTTTGTTAAAGCCAACGATTGTGCTATACTTGAGATCATTCAGAACAAAAAACTTATATCCATGGATATTACAATATTCTTGTTTTGATGCGTCAGTGATAGCAGCAAGGTCAGCATAATTGTCATCGTGGTGACTAGCGACTGCGTACATAGGTTTCCTTGAAATTCACTGTGAAGTATTTATTATACTATATATTACTATGAAAATCTACGATTGTTTCACTTTTTTTAACGAATTTGATCTATTAGAACTTAGGCTGCGTGAACTTTATGATCATGTGGATTATTTTGTTTTGGTAGAGGCTACCTGCACATTCCAAAATAAAGACAAACCTTTATATTTTATTGAAAACAGAGATCGTTTTGAACAATGGTTGCCTAAAATAATTCACGTGTCAGTTGCAGATATGCCAACTAATACAGATACATGGGGCAGAGAACGATACCAACGTGATAAAATTATAAATGGAGTTTCGCATGCAAATGACGATGATATTATTATGATTGGTGATGTTGACGAAATTCCACGAGTAGAAACTATTCAAAAACTACGTGAAAGCACACAATCAATTTGGGGATTTAGAATGCCCCTGTTTAATTTTAAGTTTAATTACATGATGTGTACACAAGATTATTATTCAGTTTGGTCTGGTGCTATTCGTAAGAGTGCATTGGGTAGTGCTGAAGATTTTCGTCGTATGCGTCACGTATTAAATCAATGCCCCTATCAATTCAAAGATGACAATGTTCAAATAATTGAACATGCTGGTTGGCATTTTACATATTTGGGCAATGAAGAGTTTGCAAAATCCAAAATTCAAAGTTTTGCACATGATGAAACTAATCGTCCAGAAATTTTAGATCAATTAGATATTGAGGATAGCATTGCACGTGGTGTCGGCATAATTCGCACCAATCAAGATTATCGTTTCACTCCAGTGGCAGTTGATGATTATTTTCCAAAAACCATAACAAACAACATTGAAGAATTTAAAGACAAACTAATATTAAATATACAAGCACAATCTGCAAAAATATTACTTCCACAATGAAAAAGTTTATTATTCGGTGTGCTAAATCACCAGAAGGAAAAGAATTTCTTGATTTAGAATTTAATATTCGTGTAGGATCATACTCTAGTAAATGGATTCAATGTATTAAAAGTATTGAAGAAAAATCTCCACATCAATATGGATTTCCAAAATGGTTGGAACATGATTCTGGTGTATACGAACAACGCATTGCTGATGCATTAAATGGTGATTTGGATATACAAAAATTTTTAGTAGAATCTGGTGTTGATAAAACAGTCATAGATCAAAATTTAGTTAATACTGTTCATAGGTATATTGAATATAATAAACAGCATGCAGCAGAACATCTTGTATTACATAACGACATTCACTATCTAGAAAGTATTTGGGAAGGTGCTACAGACGTTGTGTTTAAGAAGTTGCAGTGGGTTCCACCAGGTCTAATGATTGATATGACCTTAGATGACTATAAAGAGTTTACTACAGAACCATGTACTAACTTTATACAAGATGACTTCAGTCATGTGGGGCGTAGTCCACACAATAGCTATTTGTACAAAGATGATACAAGTTTATATACCAGTTGTGTGATTCAACACAAAGTTGGCTCTGGTGTAAAATGGTTCATTCCCGATGACAGCCATATTTTTAATGATGTTCGGGAATTTAGAGAATGGGTTAGCCAACACCAAGAGTTTTTTAAAAACCAATGGGGGATAGAAACCAATGACGATCCTAGGTTATGTTTTGGTCGTATCATTATTGCTACTGGTTGTGTGGATTATAGGAACATTGATAGATCATTTGACTACATAGTAAAAGCGTTTATTTCAGAATGAAAAAAGTTTTATTGAAATACAATAATATCACACATCTTGATCCAGATTACCAACATCGTGTAATGGACTTGGGTGATTTTTATCAACAACTTCCATTTGATACTGATTTTAAAGTTTATCATGTTGTTGATTTAGATAATGCATTAATGGAATTAGATCCGTTAACTGATTGGGTAGTAGTTGTTGCAGCGGGACATTGTACTCAAGATAGAAATTTATATGATAAACTTATCATAGAAGCGTTAAAACAAAATAGTCCATTGATTGGGCATATTCTTAATTTTAAAGATCAGTACCCACATATTCATCCACAAATATTTGCATTTGATTATCAACGTTGGGTATCGGCAGGATGGACTTCATGGGAATATTCTGGTGAATCAGAAACATTTATCTCTCAAGGAATTTCCGCAAGTGAAGAAACGTTTCACGATGAATATACTCCACACTGGATTGAAAGTTCTGGACATGCACGAGAATATTCAGTAAAAGAAATGCAAGTGGGTGCACAGGTAATACGAGACTTTACTGAAATGGGATGGCGAATTGTTAATATTCCTGAACATATTCGTAAAAACAAATTTCACCTATATCCAGATCAACAATGGCAAGCATTTGATGAATTTCTACATGGGGGTGAATATGTTGGAACTGTGTACGAGCAAAAAAATTATGCCGAATTAATTGGACATTTAGACAATCAAGTAAAGAGACAATATTATGTACTAAACACAGAACCATTACAACGTCCAGTTGTGAGTGATAAACTTGAACATTATATAGGAGTTTCTGCTGGCTTGAAACTAGTAGGAACAATGATTAAAAATGGTTTTGATGAACGTACTGCAATAACACATTTTGATTTTAGCCCACATGCATTAGAATTTCAGCGATTCATTCACGATCATTGGGATGGTGACATCAACGCCTATGAAAAAATTTGCAATGATTTTAAATTTCTATTAACCACTGCATATCCATGTGAGCCACGTGGTGGATATATGGAAAATTTAGAATATCTATTAAATCAAATTGGCTGCACCCCCAATGAATTTAAAGATCATTGGAAAAAATATTCTGATATAAAGGTTGGATATAGAGAAGTAAATTTATATGATCGTGTTGATCAATTTAAACTTGCAAAAATGTGTAGTCTATTCAATACAAATTATTTGTGGATTAGTAATGCATTTTGGATGGAATATAGTTTAATTAAGCATGGCAAACAAGAACTAAAAGATTTACGTGACAATTTGATGTTAGAATTAAAAGATGCCAACTCTATTATTATTCTAGACGTTGAGGATACTTGGCATCAAGGATTGATAACCATCAATAATCAGATTGTTGAATATTGTTGATTTGGTAGTGCTATATCCATGGATAATAATGTGGTATCTATATTCGTTGCTATTGTTATAAACACTGTGAGTGTATCCATTGGCAATCATGAATATACTTCCTTCGTTATTGAACGGTAACACTCCAAATTTTTCGTATAGGAATTCACACCCAATTGGGTTGTTTAGGCTAATATTCACTGCACGTAATCCCATATCATTGCTATCACTATGAGGCTTAATATATCCATATGGTGACAATCTCATAAATCGCACACGATGATATACATCATATGGAAATTGTTCTTTTAGAAATTTAATAGTAATTGGACAATGATCTTTTATTTCAGTCCATGTATAGGGGACGGTATCATTTGTAAAGTGTGCGTACTCTGGATATACACCAAAATGATCTGTGTGTTGGCTTGATATGCCATGTATTGATAAACTAGCCCACCCCTCACTGGTATTATCTCTGTGAGCAACGTATAAATCATCAAGTGCACGTGCTTCTTCAAGCATTTCGCTATATGGAACGTTATCTAAATGTAATTCTACGTAAGGAACTTTAGATTGGTTTATTATCCAATCTGCAGAAATTGATTTTACCATAAAAATATTTAGTACTTGAATTTGTCAGAACAGTATAATATAATCTATAAATAAGGTTTCAATAATTTGAGAGTTCAAATGTCAAAAACAGTTCTAATTACTGGCGGTGCTGGATTCATCGCCCACCACGTCATTGATAAAATATTAAAAGATACAGATTGGAATATCGTTAGTCTAGATAGATTAGATATTTCTGGAAATTTAAATCGTTTACACGATGTATTAAAAGAGCATGATTTCCAAGAGGTGGCACGACGAATGAGAGTCATTTTTCATGATCTCAAAGCAGAAATCAATAGTCAAATTGTACATGATATTGGACATGTAGATATTATATTACATCTTGCTGCTGGTAGTCATGTAGATCGTTCAATCACTTATCCTATGGAGTTTGTACAGGACAACGTTGTTGGTACTGTCAATATGCTAGATTATGCTAGGAAAAACCATCCATCTCTGGAAAAATTTGTATACTTCTCAACCGATGAAATCTTCGGTGTCGCTCCACCTGGAGTCAGTTATAAAGAATATGATAGGTATAATAGTACCAACCCCTATTCTGCTAGTAAAGCAGCAGCCGAAGAGTTTTGTGTTGCATATGAAAACACTTACAAGATGCCTATCATCGTTACTCATACGATGAATGTGTTTGGTGAACGCCAACATCCAGAAAAATTTATTCCAGCAACTATACAAAAGGTGAGAGATGGAGAAACGGTCGTTATTCACAGTGACCCAACAAGGACAGTTGCAGGGTCTAGAATGTACATTCACGCTAGGGATGTTGCGGAAGGTCTTATGTTCATTCTTGGACTTGAAGACTATAAACATAGGGGTGATTACGGCAATGCCCATTGCCCAAAATTCAATTTGGTTGGCACTGAAGAAATTGATAACCTTACGCTAGCACAGTTGATTGCTGCTGCTGTTGGTAAACCACTTAATTATGAAATGGTTGATTTTCACAGTTCACGTCCTGGACATGACATGCGTTATGCATTGGACGGTGGATTACTTAAAGAACTTGGGTGGGAACCTAGAATTAAATTAAGTGAACGAATTAAACAAGTTGTTGATTGGACACTTACAAATGAAAGGTGGCTTCGTAAATGAGCCGAATGATTAAACATTGTTTTGTAGTCACGTCAGCAGTTAATAGTAAGTTTGGAGTTTACTCTCCAGCAGCACGTTTACAACAAACTATCGCAACTCTAAAAAATATTCGTGAACGTGTACCAATGTGCAAAATTATTGTGATGGAATGCGCTGGCACTCCATTAACAGATGCACAAAGTGCGCTTATAGAAGAAAATTGTGATTTGCTTTTAGATTTTAGTAAAGACCCAGATGTTATTGAAATCTACAAAAGTGATAATTGGGATGTAGTGAAGAATAGCACAGAGATTATGTGCTTTGGTCGTGCTCTACGTATGTGTCAAGATGATGGTGATTTCGCAGACATGGATAGAATTCACAAAATGTCTGGTCGCTATATTCTTAACGATGAGTTTGATCTTGGTGTATATGAAGAACATCCTGATCGTATTATTATTGGACCAAAAAACCAAAGTCAATTTCCATTTGAAGTAACTGGTATTGAATTGCAATATATGGCACGTCTATGGTCTTGGCCAGCCAATCAAACAGAAACTGTTATCAAAGTATACGAAGAAAGTTTAAATTATATTGGTGAACGTGTTGCTCGTGGTGGTTACGCAGATATTGAACACGTACTATACAAATTTTTACCATCAGAGTTAGTTACTGAAATTCCCGTTCTTGGTGTAGAAGGAACGATTGCACCAAATGGTGTCGCTATAAGGAACTAATATGAAAAACTGCAAAGAACTTAAAGAATGTGTTGCGTGTGGTAGTGATGATTTAGAGATTACATTAGATTTGGGTGACCAGCCACTGGCAAACAATTATCTTGAGAACCCAAATAATCAAGAAGAGGCATATCCATTGGCAGTAAATCGTTGTAAAAAGTGTAATCATTTACAATTAACACATGTTGTTGATCCCGAAATAATTTACAAAAATTACTCATATGTGAGTGGCACAAGTCAAACATATCTTGAATATATGGATTGGTTTGCACGTTGGTGTAGAGAATACTCGGATTGTTATTACGGACATGTATTAGACATTGGTTGTAATGATGGTAGTCAATTGGATGCATTTGCGCAAATTGGTTTTAATACACATGGCGTAGACCCTGCTGAAAATTTATATAAAACAAGTTCTAAAAAAGGACATAAAGTTGTTTGTGGATTTTGGGACAAACATTCAATAAAAGAATTAAAACAAAACGAATTTGATATCGTAGTTTCGCAAAATGCATTTGCACATATTCCCGATCCATTAAAATATTTGCACTTACTTGAACCGTTAATGAAAGATGGGGGATTATTTTTTATTCAAACAAGTCAAGCAAATATGGTATTGAATGGGGAGTTTGATACCATCTACCACGAACATATTAGTTTTTATTGCATCCAATCTATGCGTGAACTGGCTAGACGTGCTGGTTGGAATTTAATTGATGCGATTAAAACTCCTATTCATGGAACTAGTTATGTGTTTGTATTAAGTCCCAATTTCAAACAGCCCAAGCACATTAAAAATTTAATTGCTATGGAATCAAAATTACAAGACTCCAAAACATATGAAAATTGGGCGTTAGAAGTTGAGACAATTAAAGATAATCTAATTCAAACTTGTGAAGAATATAAAAAGTTGGGATACAGATTAATTGGTTATGGTGCTGCAGCCAAAGGTATGACACTACTTAATTACACACACATACCATTAGAATGTATCATTGACGATAATCCATTAAAGCAAGGAAAATACGCACCCGGTAGCAAGATACCAATTGTTAGTTCTGAGTTTCTTACCACACAGTTGGGACAAAAGGATAACGTATTGTTTGTTCCTTTAGCTTGGAACTTCTTTAAAGAAATTAGAAAAAAAATTAGAGATCGCAGACTTTCTTTTGATGATAGATTCCTTTGTTATTTCCCAGAGGTGTCTGTTGAATCTTGAAAAACCAACACAAATATTAGTTCGTCGTAGAGCAGCGCTTGGTGATGTTATAATGAGCACTGGTATTGTTCGTGAATTAAAACATCGTTACCATTGTAATATAGATATCGCCACGGAGTTTCCTAATGTGTACGACCATAACCCACATGTTCGTGCAATATATCACACAGAAGCAATGCCCGACGCTTCAAATTATGATTTGTACATTAATTTAGACGATGCTTATGAACATAATCCACTTAACCATTATTTGGATAGTTACTTCTATCGTGCATTTGGATCAACTCCAGTAATTAATAAAAATCCTGAACTTTTTCCAACTGAGTTAGATGAAGATTTCATGAACTCATTTTACCAAGATAATGAATTAGACAAATACATTGTCGTTCATATTCGTCAGTGGTTTTGGGAATTGAAAAATATGTCATGGGACACGTGGTATGAAATATTTGAAAAATTATTTACTGAACGTGCAGATTTTAAAATAGTTTGTGTTGGCACAGCACAAGATGGTTTTGTTGATCATCCATTATTTGTTGACGCAAGAGATAAACTATCAGTTCAACAACAAAAACTATTAATGGATCGGGCTGATTGCTTTGTTGGGATTGATTCTGGTCCGTATCATATTGCAGCAACTGCAACAACCAACATTGTTTCATTGCATACGCATTTGCTACCAGAAAGAATCATACCACAAAATAAATTGGTAACACCCATATTATCAAAAATAGATTGTGTTGGCTGCAATGACAATCAAAGTAGACCAATTAGACAAGTTATTTGTAAACATGGAGATTATCGTTGTAGCAACATGTTTGATTCTGATGAAATTGCCCAAGCAATTTTAGGATATCTTGGTAACAATGAATTGTGATAATTGCCATAAATGTCTTGAAGGATTGACTATTGATGTCGGTATTGGTAAAATACTAGTTACATCTACAAGAATGATTTTGTGTCCTGTTTGTGGCAATAAAAGATGCCCCAAAGCAACAGATCATGAATTATTATGTACTAACAGTAATGACACAGAACAATTTGGAAGTATATATTCAAATATTAATTTTAAAACATTGGAAGAATGACAACATATAAACATTCAGGCACTGCTGGAGATTTAATTTATAGCCTAGACATAGTTAAAAAAATGGGTGCTGGCACATTTGCGATTGCACTTGGTAATATTGAAAATTGCGTGTCTAAATATGGTTATCGTCCAGAAGATGTTGCGCCAGAACACAAAGGTAGATTTACAAATAAAGATTTTCAATTACTAGCACCATTGTTAAAACGTCAAAGTTATATTATTGATGTTAAACCATGGGATAAAAATGAAGTTACTATTGATTTAGATCATTTTCGTAGTTATATCTATCGCAAGTTTGAAGGTAATATTATTGAAGCGTATCATGGTGCGTTTAATTTGCCTTTCACTAAAGAGAACTATAGTGATATTTGGTTAGAGGCTGACCCAAAACGTGAAGCATCTGTTGTGGTAAACAGAACCAACAGATATCTTGATCCAAGTAGCGAACCAGTATGGATGCAAATGTGTGAAGATGCTGATTTAGAAAATAATGGAATTTTTGTAGGAACACCAGATGAACATAGTGCTTTTGTTTCTTGGACTAACTGTAAAATACCTTATCGCAGTGTACATGATTTCAAAGAACTTGCAGACTTAATTGCTGGTGCTGATTTATTTTTGGGAAATCAAAGTATGGCGTATAGTATAGCAACTGGTTTAGGTAAAGAAACAATGTTAGAGATTCACAAAATAAAACCATTACAATACAGTGAATGTTATTTTCCACGTGAGGGAGCCAGTTATTTCTGAGAAATTGAAAATACTTCTTGTTGGAGACAATGGAGTAGATCAATACCAATATGGAACTGTTAGTCGCATCAGTCCAGAAGCGCCAGTTCCTGTTATTAACTATACTCATACTACTACTAAACCAGGCATGGCTGCTAATGTTCGGGACAATTTAGAAAAATTAGGATGCGATGTAAAATTTGTGCATGGTGTAAAAACCTGTATTAAAACAAGAATAATTGACAGTAAAAGTAAACAGCATTTAGTACGAATTGATCAAGATTTATTATCAAGACCAGTTACAATAGATTCTTCCACTCTTTACCAATACGATGCTATTGTTATCAGTGACTACAATAAAGGATCAGTGGAGTATGAAACTGTAGAAAACATTAGGAAGAATTATTCTGGTCCTATTTTTGTTGACACCAAGAAAACAGATTTAATTCGCTTTGAAGGTTGCTACGTTAAGATCAATGAAAAAGAATATAACGATGCAAAAACATTTCCCACAGAACTTATTGTTACTTTGGGACGTAACGGTGTAAGATATAAAGAACATGAAATAAGTACGCCCCAAGTAGAAGCATTTGATGTGTGTGGGGCTGGAGATACATTTCTTTCTGCATTAGCATATGAGTATGTAATTACAAAAGATATTTTAAAGGCAATTAATTTTGCAACAAGAGCAGCAAGCGTAACAATACAGCATGTTGGTGTGTATAGCCCAACAGTTTTGGAGATTAATCGTGAGTACAAGGCTTGAAGGTAAAGTAAAAAAAGGATGGGGACACGAAGATATATGGTGTACCAACGATAAGTACTGCGGAAAATTTATGCACTTCAATGAAGGAGCAAAATTTAGTATGCACTTTCATGCTGAAAAAGATGAGACATGGTACATTACCAAGGGAAAGTTTATTGTTAAGTGGATTGATACACGAACTGCAGCACAACATGAAAAAGAATTAGTTGTTGGCGATGTGTGGCATAATCCACCACTTTTGCCACATCAATTAATTTGTATAGAAGAAGGCACTGTTCTTGAAGTATCAACACCAGATAGTGTAGAAGATAATTATCGTGTGTTGCCTGGAGATAATCAGCAATGACCAATTTTCATGAATTAGATTTTTTTGAAAATCCATTTAAATCTACTTTTGTTTATCCAGACCCAAAAGATAAACTAGAACTTGGTGTCACTTATAAACCAGATGACACTCCATATGTTTGGTTTTATAAAGGCAAAGAACTTTTAGATGTATTAAATCCAGAAATTATTACATGGGCTAAAGAAAACAAGTTAGATTTTGAAGCATTGTATATTTTTTTAATGACTCCAAAGTATGAAATTTTAGTTCACACTGATGGATTTTTTCTAGATTGGAATCCAGTAGTTATAAATTGGGTTGTTGGAGATGAACCAAATTCATATATGTCATGGCATGGGCCAATAGATAATAAAACCACTCTTGCTGATTGTGTTGATTTGTCGTGTGAAGATAGAAGTTTGTATTATCTTAGAATGGACGCAAATAAATTAAAAGAAATAGAACGACATACTATCACTGGACCAACATTAGTAAGAGTGAATCAGCCACATCGTGGTGTGAATGAAAGTGATAAAAACAATTGGTTTATTAGTTTAAGATTTATCAACAAAATTGGTAACTGGGATAAAGTTACTGAGAAATTCAAACCCTATATTAAAAAATGAATAAACGAAGAGTTATAGTTAATGGAACTTTTGATATATTGCATCGTGGGCATATTGAAATGCTTAACTATGCAAGAAGTTTAGGAGATTATCTTTTGGTTTGTATTGATTCTGATACAAGGGTCAAAGAATTAAAAGGTGATGATAGACCCATAAATCGTCAAGAAGATCGCAAGTATCATTTAGATAATATTAAAGCAATTGATGCAGTGTGGTTATTTGATTCTGCAGAAGAGTTAGAACATATTTGTAAACTTTATAGACCCCATGTTATGGTCAAAGGCAGCGATTATCGTGGTAAACCAATTGTTGGTGCTAAGTATTGCGATAGTATTGTGTTTTATGATTTAGTAAGTGGATATTCAACGAGTAAAATAATTGAAAATATTAATAACAGGAAATAAAGGCTTCATTGGTAGCCGATTTGAAACATTTCTTCGTGAGGTTGGCGAAGATATAGTTACATATGAATGGGATGAAAATCAACGACCAACGGTTGAGGGACTTGATTGGGTAATACATCTTGGTGCTATTAGCGCCACAACTGAACGTGATGTTGCAAAAGTCATGAAGCAAAATTATGACTTTTCGGTGTGGTTATACGAGGAATGTAGAAAATATGATGTTGATATGCAGTGGGCTAGCAGTGCTAGTGTATATGGTAGTGGTGTTGGATTTAAAGAGTCTGATCCTGTTGATCCACGTAGTCCATACTCTTGGTCAAAATACTTCTTTGAACATTACGTAGAAAAACATCCATCACATCGTAGATGTCAGGGATTTAGATATTTTAATGTATATGGTCCAGAAGGTGAAGAACACAAAGGTTCACAGGCAAGCCCATTCTGCCAATTCAAACAACAAGCAGAAACTACTGGAATTATAAAAGTGTTTGAAGGTAGTGATAAAATGCGTCGTGATTTTGTCAAAGTTGATCACGTTATTAATGTTCAAATGCAATTTATCAATGCTAATATTAATGAAAGTGGTATTTGGAATATTGGTATGGGAACAACAATGAGTTTTATGGATGTTGCCAGAAAATACGCTAATCAATATGGTGCTCTGATTCATGAAATTCCAATGCCAGAGAATCTTAAATCAAGTTACCAGTATTATACCTGTGCAGATTTAACGAAGTTGAAAGAAACTCTAAGCACATATGTTTTTTAATATTGGATCATGCACCATCTATCTATCCAAAATAACATGGAAAAGTTGGTGGGCATCATGTGTAAGTAGGAAATTAATAATAAATTTATAAGCGGTTGAGTAAAATTAGTATTTGTAGTTAAATACAAGATGCTAATTGTTGACCGAGATGAGGTTGGTGCCGAGACTATATATATGGTATGTAATGATCAGGGTTTATGCTTGATCAGAACAACCAATGGTGCCATTGCCACGTTTGTACATAATCATAGTAAGGGAATTGATCCCAATTTAAGACTGACAGTTGGTGGTGATCCTGGCACCAGAAAAAGCGGTCCAAAACCAGTATTTCATCATATCAGACGATACAATAGATGGTAATTCAAGGAGAGTAAAAATGATTAGAATAATTAAACACGAATGGCATTCTGTAGATTCACGTTATGCAATGGAAATTGAACGTGAGCAACTGGATGAAATTTATCCAGATATGTCAATTGAGGAACGTGATGAAATTTGGCAACAGATTTTAGACACCGACTTTGATTTTCAAGATTTAATTGATGCTGCAATGGATGCTGGCTGCTGGAGTGTTGATTGGGATCATGTGGATGATGATTGGTGGACTAGCCGTAAAGGTGGTTATGACGTAACTTACGAAATTGAAGAAGATTATGAACCACCAAAAACAGACGAAGATCGTATTCGTGATCTTCGCAATGAAGTTAACGAATTATGTAAGCAACTTGGGCTTGAAGACCGATATGATACAAGACCAGATGATGTAAGATTGGCAGCGCTCAAGGATGAATTTGATAAGTTGCTTGATGATGAAGAATAAGTTGTCAAAATAGTAACTGTTGTATTTTCCCCACAATTAAAAAATCAGTTGACCAAAAATCTATTTTTTGGCATAATGTAGTCATTGTTAAACAACTCCACAGGGAGCGAAAAATGGGTACTTATGTATATCGTGTAACTGCTAAACAAGTTACTTGCAGCGATGGCAAAAAAGCAAATGTTGCAGTTTTTGCGTATAAGCCATACGGTGGTTGGTCTTCTGAAGACGAAAAGATCAATAACAAGATGCACTTTAAATCTGGTGCAACTGCAAGTGATCGCATGGCAGCAAACAATCGCCTGACTGGTCGTATCGTACATGGTGACTCAAACGGCAATCCTCATCCAGAGTCACATGTTTATGAAAATATTAACAATTATGGAACTTTCTATGATAATATCATTGGAGGTCATTCCATGCCAAAGATTGATGGTGTTTCAATCACTGCTTGACCAAAAATCTTTTTTTCATTATAATCGTTTTACCTTAACTAATAGGAGTTAAAAATGACTCAAGTAACTACTGATACCCGCACTGCTGATTATGACACTCGCCACGGCGGTCCGTTTGATCGTGGTAGTGCAGATTCTTATTATCATCGTGGTGCTGTTCCTCATTATTACGTTGGTGGCACTGGCACCAGTGAGCGCATTGAGCGTGATCGTATGACTGCAGCAGAGATTGATGCATACATAGCTGGGTATGAGTGGAATGAACGCTTCGGTGATAAAAAAGATTGGGGTTAATTTAACAGGGGGCTAGTCCCCCTTTTATAACAATGAAAGCTAGAAGTACATATCAAATAATGCAGGACATGAAGGCTGCTGAACAGGCTAAAGAAGATGTAGCCAAAGGCAAGGATGTGCATCCTGATACGTTTGCAAGAGTACTTGAAATGCAACAAGAACGAGTGCCTTGTTTGTTTTGTGGTACTATTACTAAAACAGATGTACATGTAGATTATAATGGTGGAATATCAGTGTTCACCAAGTATGTTTGTCCAAAGTGTACACATGAATTTATGGAAAAGGATATTCCACGATGACTTTAGATAATCTTTTAGACAAACCATCATGTAGTTTGGAACCTGTTCATGGCAGAGAATTGATGACAGCAGCCTACCTATTGAAATATCACGGATATATTTTTTTAGCTGGAGAAGTGAAAGAACTTGCCGAACAAATAATGGGGGATTCAAAATGAACGAACGAATTGCTGAACTTTGGGACAAGGCTGCGGAAGATACAATGGACGACTCTTGGCAAAGTCAAACCAAATTTATGGAAAGATTCGCCGAGTTGATTGTTCAGGAATGTTCTCAATACATTGAGGACAAGTTTGATTTTTGTGGCGACGAATTAATTATTGCTGAAAAACTAAAAGAACATTTTGGAGTTGAATCGTGAACTGTGGATATGAATGCCATCAAGTAGGCGGACCGTGGATAGCGGAAAATCCTGCCTGTCCCATACACGGTGCTGATGGACAACGGCGTGACCGTGATCTTGAACGTTTAAGTGAAAGAGTTGAGTCAGCGGATTCTGTTGAAGAACTACGAGCACTCATGCTTGAAATGATCGGGATGATGAGGTGAATGATGTATTTTACGGAAGAGTATTCGGATCACGAATGCAGACAGCGATTGCAAGAACTTTATGATGGTCGTAGCGTGGTTCTACCCGTAGACGAAAATCATGCAAAGTTCATGATAATGATAGCCACTCAATACATTAACGAACGACACCAACAAACATTTGGTGCTTTAAAAAAGGATTATTCACAATGATATACACACTTTTTATTTGGACTATTGTCGCTGCCGAACATGCATATACCAATGTTCCAAGGCAGTTTTATGACTGGCGACCCATTGCCACAGTAGAACCAAATGAGTGGGATAGAAATGCTGATAAAATGCTGGCTAAGTGTGAAGATATTGCACGACAATTAAACATCGCAAAAGAAAGATATCGTTGTATTAGGACAAAATGAGAACGCAACTGCATGTTTACTCTATAGATAGAGAACACGGTATAGTGTTTCTGGAAGACCTTGGTGGTCCGTATATGAGTATTACCAACAATGCCGAACATGTGATAAGATATGTTCAATCATATTATGGTGTCAAGTATCGTACAGTTTACCGAGATACCGAAGACGAGTGGTGGGAGATTAAACCCGGTACGGGTTCATGGGGTGTAGAGTTTGAACCATGGGATGGTCTTGCTTGGGACTTGTTGAAACGGAAATCATAATGAAACTTGAATTATTTTATGTGGTACAGAAATTTTGGGAAACTGGCAAAGAAATGGAAAAACCTAGATACCAATCTGGGCCTTTTGTCAGTTGGGATCGTGCCGATGCTGAGATTGCTAGCCATTGGCTTCATAATAACTGTTATGTAGTAGTCAAACAAGTTATAGATGCAGAGGAAGTTTAATGAACGAACGAATCCAACAGTTTGCCGAAGTAGCCAGAACCAGTGTACCAGCAGGATTGGATACTGTGGAGTGGATAGCGAAGTATAACGAGATATTTGCTGAGTTGATTATCAAAGAGTGTTTGTTGTTTACCAATCCATCACCCCATGAAGGAACTGAATTTGGTACGGCACTTGCTTGGGCAGACAAAAATATCCGAGAACATTTTGGAGTTGAATAATGGATAGCGATTTTCCTGAATTTGATGCCGCTTACAAAAGTGTGCTATTGCCTGACAATCCTGATAGGTTTGATTTGTTGGCTGCTGAAGCCAATTTCAATGTATACCACAGTGATATTTGGCATGGTACTGCACGAAGGTTTGCCGAGTTGATTGTTCGTGAATGCGTGAAAGTTATGTATGATAATGCGATTGAAAGAAAAGTGCCACCTGATATTAACCAAACACCTACAAAGTATGCCATTGCTGTATTAGAACATTTTGGAGTGAAATAATGAAAACATTTGATACATTTGAACAAGTAGAAAACATGGGTTCTTGCATGAAGAAACCAATTGTAGTTCATGCTAAACGTATTGACGAAGAATTTCGTGTTAATACTTTAGAGGGTAATTACAAACAGGGCAAGCCCGGTGATTATCTCATGCGTGGTATTGATGGTGAATTGTATATCTGTGATGGTCCAATATTTGAACGAACATATGATTGGGTTGAGTAACTATCATGATTGATTGGATCAAAAGTTGGTTTGGTAAAGGACGAGTACGTGCCGAATGGACAGGTATAGATCGTTCTGGTAAATTGGTTTCAGGCGATGCCAAAGCACCTTATGTAGGTACGTGGGATGAAGATGCCATGATAAAATACATCAAGGATGAATTGATGTATCAACATGGTGTCACAGTCACTAAAATACAAATTGTTGCGCATGTGGAGTAATGATGGAACCACGACCACTATCAACTGAACTTGGAGAAAAACAAGCATTTTTTGCAGAAGGAATTTCTGCACCAATGAGTTATTTTGTTTGCAAAAGTTGTAAAAATAAATTTTTAGATTCTAATTTATATTTTTATGATATAAAATCTGTAACTTGTTTGTGGTGCACAAAATTTCCTAGGAGAAAGTGATGGACATTGATAAATTGGCAAAAGAAGCACTTCAACGTGTGAAAAAACATATTGAAAAATTAACAAAAAAGCATCTTCGTGAAATGAAAAAGCAGTTTGACAAAAAAGACGAAAAATAATATAATTAATATTCTTAAACAAAAGTGAGCGATTTAAAAATGACAACTTCTTTTATTCGTATCAAAAACGGTGTTTGGCGCAAACATGATGTGTCAGGTAAAGTATTTGAATTGATTAGACAATTTAAACCATCCGAAAAAAAAGGTGGGGGATTTGTTTCAGTTAAGAATAATGGCACATTCATCGGAATGCCAGAAGAACTGCGCATCAATGTAAATTCACCCACTGATTATGAATTTGTGTCTGAAGCAGATGCAGTGACTGCTATCACACAACCAGAACTGGATGAACACAGCAATCAATCTGATGAAGAACGTATGGCTGAAATTGCCAGTCGTTTTGAAATTCTTCATGAAATGACCAAAGCCACTACCAATGGTGACATTCGTGCCATGATCGTTAGTGGCCCGCCTGGAGTTGGTAAGTCCTATGGTGTTGAGCAAGAAATTGAAAAAGCAACACTGTTTGATAAAATTGCTGGAAAACGTCTTCGTGCAGAAGTTGTAAAGGGTGCTGCAAGTCCAATTGGACTATATCAAACATTATACAAATATAGTGATGCTAATTGCGTTGTGGTATTTGATGACTGCGATAGCATTTTGTTTGATGATACTTCATTGAATCTATTGAAGGGTGCACTGGATTCTGGAAAATCACGCAAGATTTCTTGGTTGGCAGATAGTAATCTGTTGCGTAAAGAGGGTATTCCCAGTTCATTTACATTTAAAGGTTCAGTAATTTTTATTACTAACATTAAATTTGACAAAACCAAGAGTCAGCGACTGCGTGATCACCTTGATGCACTGCAATCACGTTGTCACTATCTTGATTTGACTCTTGATACTATGCGTGACAAGATTCTGCGTATCAAACAAATTGCACGTACTGGTGAGTTGTTTGGTGATCTTGAACTAAATCAAGATGATCAAGATACGATTATTCAGTTTATGGATGAAAATAAAAATCGTCTACGTGAAATGTCTTTGCGTATGGCAATTAAAATTGGTCAGTTGTATAAATCTTTCCCACAAAAATGGAAAGAACTTGCCTCAACTACCTGTATGAAAGCTGCATAATGGTTTGGTTCTTTGCTATCATACTATTACTTGCTGGTCATCCATTGTTGGCATTTGGTATGGCAGGAATAGCAATTCTTATAGAGCGGTAAGCCGAAGTTTTTGTTAGCTCCTTTTACTTCGGTATTTTGGCCCATCGTTTCGGTGGGCTTTTTTTTTGACTTTCATTTTGAATAATGTTACAATACACATATGAAAAAATTCACATACGTTGAAGATTACATTCAGGTTATTAATGGAGATATGGATCCAACAACAGGACGAGCATATGGACTGTTTAACACCACTCCACCCATAATTAATTTGGCTAGATATGATGTTAATATTATTGCCAATATGTCATCGTCTATTGATAATAACACTTCATTGACAGACAAGCAAGGCGAGATTGCCGCTAAAATAATTTTAAAATATAAAAAGCAATTGTTAAACTTGGGTATAGATGTTTCCCCTGTAGAAAATCCACAATTTAAAACTCCATTAAGAGTTGTTGATAGACGAAAGTTACTATACATAGAAGATAATCAAATAGTAGCCAAGTTTCCATACGAACCAAAAATGATAGACATGGTTAGGGAATTGTCTAAGATGAGTGATGGGTCATGGAGTTTTGATAGAGATCAAAAATTATGGCGATTGGCTATCACAGAACCCAACGTGGTGGCTATTGTTAATTTTGCAAAAATAAATGGATTTGATATATCCACTGAATTTTTAGAACTTGAAGAATTAGTAAACGAAGCAGAAAGAATTCCTTACTCTATTAAATTAGAAATGGATGATGAAAAATTATTCATATCAAACGCTCCCGATTCATTAAATCAATACATAGAAAAAAATTGTGGTGGATACTCATACGATAATTTAATTTCTTTAATAGATAATTCTGATGTTCTTGGTTACACCATTGATGATAGTATAAAAGAGGCATTTCAAATTGAATATAAAGATTCTTCAATATATGAATTGCTGACGTTATCTGAAAAAAAATATAAGCCAGATTCTGATGAATCTGTATATGATGAGATATATTCTTACGCAACATTGACAAATAGATTTCCAATTTTTGTTTATGAACCAAATACAAATGGCACCATA